TCTCAAACGAGTCCGTAAACGTAGTGTTGGCTCCAATCGTCTTTGTTTGAATCGATCCATTTGCTGGATCAATTGCCGTACCAGACAATGCTCCCACTGTTTCCTTGATTTCCGCCAGCGTCGTCTGTCCAGTAACAGATAACGTTCCAGGGAGGGCAAGACTGTTTGTCCACTCAACACCAGAACCACCTGAATCCGTCTGTAAAACTTGATAAGCCGCGCCATCGGCAAGTTTGCTGACAGCAATTTCTGCGCTTGCGCTGATGTCAGCATCAACAACCACGCCTGAACCAATTGCGGTAACGCCTGCGTTGTTGATCGTTATGTCACCAGACATTGCAACGCTTGTTGCCACGTTGCTGCCGTTACCGACAACAATGTTGCCGCCAGTCAATGCAGCAAGTTTTGCATAAGCAATGCTTCCGCCAAGCATCGCGTTCGTAACCGTTCCAGTGTCTCCAGTCGTAACAGCACTGCCGGTCACATCTGGGAATGTGATTGTTCGATCAGCTGTGGGATCGGTGACCGTTAATGTCGTTTCAAATGCGTTCGCTGTAGCGCCCTCAAGAATCAGCGTTCCACCAGTGCTGATCGTGACGTTGCCCGTGAACGTTGGACTAGCTGCGCCGAGTTTTTCAGTGTCAAGCTCTTCAAGTGCAGCCTGCACATTGGTGGCGCTTAGGTCACCCGCAGGCGTAAACGTGACGTTGCTGGCTTGTTGTGCGACAACCGTGGCAGAAACATCAATCTCAGTCCAAGAACTGCCGTTCGACAGAATAAAGTCAGGCGGTGCAAGAGCAACGTTTGGTGCGTTGCCTGATGAAACCGTCCCAGGCTCTGAGACAACCAAGTAATAGTTTTTATTGGCGTCAGCTGCTGCTGGTAACGCCTCACCAACTACAAGTCCAACAGCTGTTCCCTCGGAAGTGACAGAAGCCACCAAGCCGGTGCCGCCTCCAGCTGATGCGTCAAACGTTCCAGAGAGGACAATCTCACCAACGCTGATGCCGATTGGCTGCCAGACGTTGCCGTCCCAAAGGAACAGGTCACGGCTTAATGAATTGAAGTGGTATTGACCAATGAACTCACCGCCAGAAGGAGTGGTGCTTGCAATCGTTGCAGTTGCTTTATCGCCAATCTTTGCGCCTGTAATTGCATTGTCGGCAATTCGCTCCGACGCAAAAGTCCCGCTTGTAATTTTTGCTGTATCAAGGCTAGGGATGTCTGCAGCATCCAGCGCGGCGCTTGAAGACACATGGCCTTGAGCGTCAAATGTAACCTTTGTCGCAGTCGCGCCCGTAAGTGCGTTGGTGTGATTTAAGGCTCCAGCGGCGCCCATAGTCAGGCCAGTGCCTGGCTTGATTGCACCTACCGCACCAGAAGTAGCAGCAGGCAAATCAGCAGCTGTGATGTCCCGGCCAGCTGTAATTAAACCCTTTGCGTCAAATTGGACAGCCTGGTACGAACTGTTATTTGCTGTGACATCGTTATTGACCTCAATCGTGTCCCCATCCATACGGAGACCTTCGCCATTCACAATTGCCGCACCTTTTGTGCTTGTGGTTGCCGTTGGAAGGTCAGTGCCAACAAGAGCCCTATATCCAACCGTCCCAGATGCTCCAGTGGGGCCGCCTAAGAACTGAGCTGCGCCAGTTGTGTTATCAAGAGACGTTGTGATCGTTACGGTGTCGCCGCTAGTAGAAGCGGTGATGTTGACAATGCCACTTGTGCTTCCAGCAACAGCGTTGATAGAACCCGCCCCTTTGACGGACTGCCACGCTGAACCGTCCCAGACATAAATCTTGTTGTCGTCTGTGTCTAATGCGATTTGCCCCGTAAACGCACCAGTGCCCGGCAACGTCGTGACTAGATCAACAGTTGATTCGTTCCCTAGCTTTGCCGCTGTAATCGCATCATCAGCAACCTTTGCAGTGGTAATGCCAGCATCTGCAATTGACGCACCAGCAATACCTCCAGCACTAAAAACAATCTTTGCGCCAGGAATCGTGCTGTCACTTATTAACGTAACGCCATTTGCTATCAAGTCGCTGACGGTTAGCTTTTTTGTCTCGCTCGCGCTGTCATCAACAACAGCAACAACGTCGGCGGCGACCAAATCAGCACCGGCAAGGCTGTTGAGTTGGCTGATCTTAAGGTCGGCCATAGATGCAACGCCCTAAACCACTAGATGCCCTCCATCATAGGGGGCCGGTCAGGCGGAATCCACCGCTAGGGCGTCTGAGCTTTGCTCAAGCAAGACCTCTCCAGAGTCTTCCTGCAGTACCTTGTCAGGAATCTCAAGATTCATTCGCAGCTGGATCGTCCCTGTGCTTACGAAATTGGCTTGGATCTGCACGCTATTGTTTGGGGCAAACTGAGTTGCACATCCAGTCAACACGCCTGTAAATTCATAAAAAATTTCGTCATTCGCTCTTTCTGCGACACCTCCTGGGTTGTGCGTTTTAGTCTTTATGTAAAAACGAGCCTTAAACTGACTGCCAACTCTTGTTCTTAACGCTAACTCAACTAAATAATTAGGAAGCTCTTGACTTGTGTTGCCGGTATATTCCCAAAATGCAGACATTTGTCCCGAGCCTGACATTAATGTTGCGATCCTATTTCGAAACTCATCAGACAACGTTGTAGTGTCTACAGTTTCACGCTCAGTATTTAATTCAAAACTATTAACTTGAGCCAATACTTTGTAATCTGCATTTTCAACTTTAACTTTAATCGGTAGATCATTTGCAGGTACTGCAAGAGCCGTAGCGTTTGTCGTTCCCCCATTAACAGCATTGGCAAAAGAGTCATAAAGCCTGATGCCATCTAGCTCGTCAACGTGAATAAATTTCTTCACGCTGGTTTTTGTGTAGCTATCGATAAAATCAAGCGCCGTTTCGTCAGTGCTAGTTATTTCAATTTGGTCACCGCTAAGAAGCTGACCATGCTCAAAGTCAAAACTAAATCGCTTTAATGTTGCATTAACATCCGAAGGGTTGATAGTTGAGCGCAGTTCAGTGCCGTCAAACTGGCGCTGCATCTCAATTTCCCCGAAAGTGCCTAAATAAACGCTCATGAGATTGAAGCCGTAGACAGCGCCCCAGTACCTTGGAACGAAATTTCAGCTCTTACAATTTCCCCGGTTGCCGCTCCAATTGATGCGCTAGTGATATAAGCTGTTAGCTTAATGTCGTTATTGTCTGTCCCGTCAACCCATCGAAATGTCAAATCAACCGTATCACTGCCACTAACGCCAGTCGTACCAGTCTTGTATAGGCTGTTTAATAAATCGGTTGTATTAAAAGTGTCGTTGTCGTCTTTGTAATACAGCAAAGTCGCGTTGCCGCTATAGCCTGAAATGCCAGGTGTGTAACTTCTCAAGTTGTCGCTAAGTGTTGTTGTTTCAAGAGTTTCAAGATCGGCCTGCAAGGAAAAATTCACGACTTTTGCAAGGGTCGCGTCGGCAAGCTGCATGACGCCATCTCTGCCGGTGTAGACCTTTGCCATCAGAAAACACCAATTAGGTTCACTGTAACAGTGCTAACCCCAGGTCGCACACTTACAAGCTGTGGGGGGCTTTCATAGCGCCATTGATTAGAGCCAGAAGCGTCTAAAGCGTCACTGTTGCCGCTCCAGCCTGCCAATGCTTCTGAAGGCAAGTCAAAGACTGCAAAGGTGCCGTTAGTGTCGTCAAAATGATCTAAAAACAGTTCTGAGTTTGCATCAGTTAAATTTGCATAACTTAAACTTAATTTCATATTGGTTCGCTGGTTGCCATACAAAAGCCTGACCTCAGCCCCAGACTGAGACTTGTACGTTTTGACAGGGTAGTCTCCAGTTTCAAAGTTACGTTGTGTAGGCGTAAGAGAAGGAAATGCCATAGTCAGCCCTCGGTGGTGAATGCGTTGTCGTCAAGCACATCCTGAGCGATCAAGCTGTTAAAGGTGCTTGATGTAGGAAATTCAGTTGCCGTAACGTCAACCATTCCATCCTCGCCTAGCGTAAGCTGCTCAACCATGTAAACGTTAGAGGAAATTGATGATTCTGAAATTGTAAAAAGTCCATCAAAAAGCGCGGGCTCAAGAGCCTTGCCGCCCGAAACCGTCATAGTAGCCTCAGTCACTTCATCATCACTTGATCTGAAAAACAATATTGAATATGTGTCATCCTCGACATCAGTAGCTGAAACAATTGTACCGTCTGCGCTGATTGTTCCGTTTCTTGCCGATTGGTACGGGCTCGCTTCTGTGACAACGCGAATAAAATTGCCAGGAGCCAAAGAGATGCCAAAAGGACTTGTGCGGAAGTTGACGGAATGAGTGACTCGACGCCTCAAACTTAGAAAGAATTTGGAAACTAAAAAGGCATGATCACGGCTTGTGCAAAATTGCGTCAAGTCGAATGATTCAATAGGGTACTCCTCGCTACCCGCTTCTGAGTATCGCACAACCAGAGTTTTTTCTTCAGGTAGCTGGTTTCTTTGCTCTTGCCTGTAACGCAATACAGCTTGGAAATTTTTTCTTTCCTCAGAACTTAGATATTCGATGCCAAACGAATTTTCAATGATGTTGCCAGAAGTAAAGAGCTGCTGAATAGTCACCGGCTCTTTGCTTATGTTTCCGTTCTTATCCGTCGGCAACGCAGGCACAAGGCTAAATTTGCCGTCACTGATTACAAAATTACATAAGAAAAATGGCGCTGTATCAGATATAAATTGGCGTATATTAGTGGGAGCGTCAATTGCGCCATCAAAAAACAATTTGTTTGCTTTTAGGAATTGCGAAGTTGCGGGGAAATCCTCTGTCTTGATTAACTCAGAGGAAACGACGTTGCCCGCTCCAGCTGTTTTATCTGTTAAAAGGTAATACACTAAATCTGTAAGTTTATTGCTAGGACCTGGCGAAGACGGAGCGTCTGATTGAAATTTTTTAACCGAAACTCCGTTAGCCAACCAAACACGAAGTTGGTCAATGCTTGCGAAATTACGAGATGACTTCAAAGCCAAGCCACATAGTGTCATGTCACTGTAATTAGGAACTGTTTCATTTCTGACGCTTTCATTCACATAAGTAATTTCGTGCTCAGGGGAAGAATCGTTTGATTTGTTCAAAAGATCTCCGTAAAGGCTTAAATCGTTTATCTGGCTGTTTTCTTCAAATATCCGGTCACCAGTAAACCCAGGCGGTACTTGAACTGTTGTTAAAGACAAAACTCGGAGCAAAACACCAACCGTTGAACCGACGGGCCGGAAAGGATTGCCCGAACTTACTATTGCATTATTTTCCAACAAAGCCCCATTGACCCAAGTCCCAAAACTTAAAAGCGGATCCACTGCATAACTTACGTCCCAAGCCTGTGTCTGACCTGGGAAATTTCCTTGAGAATTATTTGGGCGAGATGTTATAACTCCTGTTGCAGTAATAGTGGCTGTTGCCCCTGAGCTACTAGACACCGTGAAAGTCGCGACTTGAGTTGCCCCCATCGCATAAGTTTGCTGATCTCCTAGCAACTCATACTCCCAAGCTGACTCACGGCCAATAGGTTGCGATTGTGAGTCTGTTGACAGCACAATCAAACGAACTCCACAAGTCACCAACCCATAAGGCTGTGCTCTAGGGTTCCCCGGCGTAACAGGAATGCTTACGTTAAAAACTTGACTGACATTAAATCCGCCAGTGCTGCTTACAACGTTAATGCTTGAAAAACTCCAAGCCCTAAAACCTGGGAAAAATGGATGATTGGCTGGATAATTATCAGTTACCGTTCCGTTAAACTGAATTGTTATTGACCTACCATCTCCTAAATTTGCAGTTCTCGTGGCTGTTGCAGTCTTGCCCATATAACTGGCTCGGCCGAATAATTCATAATGAGTTGCTCCTCTTCTGCCAACAGTTACGCCAGTGGGCAACCAATCATTGAAACCAACACTTGTCGCTTTAACTCCTGCATTTTCTTCATCTGGCAAATATGTTTCAACTTCAATTGCTGACGGCACCGTATATGCCGTATTTTCGGCCCTAACAACTGGGTTAGTAATCATTTCGACATTGGTTTTTATGCCGCCAACTGTGACATATTCGCCAACCGTAAACACGCCAAATACGCCATAAGCGGTTTCATATTTATCGCCCACTGTTTCGTTTGTTTTTGCATTTAACCTAATAAATTGCTCTTCGTTTGGGCTATGGCGTGCAACATCGGCGCCACTTTTTGGCACAAACTTATATTCATATTGTCTTTTTTCAGGATGCTCAAAACGAATAAAATTATATTGATCTTGCGGTGTTTCGCCGGTAACGCAAAACTGCTCGCCTAATGGTGCCCACTCAAACTCTGTGCCATCTTCATCCGTACCAGCAGGCCGCAGCCATATTGTCCAGACAGATGTCCGTTTGAAGAAAAGCGACATAGTGCCAGTGTCAAAACTTACCCGGTCGTTTTCAGCAGTAATCAACTCAAGAGGTGACGGAATCGTCGCAAAATTTGCCAAGCCGTTTGCGCGATTCCAAACTTGCGACTTTATGCCAATTTCAGTGACTTCGCACGCTCGCGTATTTCTGACAAAACCTAAATTGCTTTTAAGCAATGGGTAAAAACCTGCGCCAGCATTCATCCGTAAAGCGTTTCTAGCATTGGTCGCGCCATTATCGTCGTTATAAACCCCACGTGAAATCATTCTTTCGCTAACTAGCCCAATAGACGCTCCAAGAGCTGTGCCAAACAATTCAACGCAGCGGAGTTTTATTTCTTGCCGGCTTCCTTCTGTCCAAACTGGCAACGCTCTTGACTCGACCACCCAGTTGGTGCGCCCAATCGTTATTGTTTCGCCTACTTGTAATGCGTCATCAGCACTCCTGCGTGATGATGTGATTGCCGAGTTAATATCGTCTACGGTCACAGCATTTGAACCGAGGTGGTATAAATCTGCAGGCAATTCCCCTGGCGCAATGGTGAAAGTTGCAATATCCCCGACAGCAGCGACTCGCACTTCTGTAGGAGTAGATCCATTGTCAGACACTGCAACGCCGTTTAGATGGGTGATGCCCATCCGACGACCATAATTGCGCCCCACGCCTTTTTGCCCTTGTCTTCTTATTTGAGCGTGTTGTAAATTTGAACCCGTGCCAATATCATAATCGCCTGCAATTTTCATCCTTTCAGACAACAATCGCTCTTTTGGATCATCTTCCACGCCCTCCAAATTTGGAATAGAAACAATTTTCCAATTTACCCGATAATTTGTACCATTTGGAATTGCCGAATGAACGCCAAATTGAGTGCTAGACGTAGGGCTAAACGCTCCGCAAAAACCTGTGTCCGCTACGTTTTTGCCTGTTGGGCAAAGAAAAATGTCGTCATTTGCCTCAATGTCTCCAGACGCAAGCGTGCCCCTTGACCCATAGGCAAGATTTGACGCTTTGATACGGCTAAAACTATTACTGTTTCTTTTCCAATAAAAAGCAAAAGCATGGGCATAAGACGCATCTAAAGAACTGTTGCCAAGAAATATCCCATTTAAGTCTGGCCTAGCAATGCCCTCCGCTAAACCTTGTTCTCCAAGCACAAAAAGCAACTTAACTGCCTGTTGCGATCCAAGCGAAAACGCACGGGACCAAACCAAGCTAGGTGCTGCCACAATCCCACCCGTTGCACCTGTGTATTGGCCAAAAATGATCGGGATCGGACTCGCATAATCTGCCAAATCCGCTTGCGTATCAAATCCAGTCGTAGGGCTGAAACGATCCTGACCAGAACGCCCACCAAGACGACGACGGCTAACTCTGTTGTCTGGGCCTCTGTCCGAGCTAATAGCCTTTGGCTTGGGGGCTAAGAGGGTTGAAACAGCAGTAAAAACAAGCCCAACAGCAAGACTGATGAGAGCGGGGACAGCGGCTGCGTTTTGTATGCCTGGGACATGTGCATAACCAGCAGGCTTAATCTGCCCTTTCTTTGCGGCTAAATATGCGAAACGTTTGTAATCTTCCTCGTTCCAACCAAGAATATCTATTAGTTGCCTTTCGTACGGAAGCAATGGAAGTTGGTAAAGCTGGACACCGGCGCCCACGTCACGATCTCTAACTGTCTGTTGATGTAAAGAATCCCGGTTTGCCATGTGACTGCGAAAATCCAAGCGTCTTCCTTCAACAGAAGCACATCCCCATCATACGTCGGCTGCTCCACTCGGTAACCCCATCGCAAAAGGTCACGACAGACCTTTGTCTTGCTTGAGCTGTACCAATCAGGGTTGAACGGTGGGGTTTTTATACCGCACCGCTTCAGAACCTTGAAGACAAGGTGGATGCAGTCAATCTCACAGTTGCTGCCGTCAGCCCCTAACCGGTAGCGAAGCCCAATTAGATCAACGCAATCGGACATTGCTTGAAACTGGAATGTTACCGATCAGGGTTTGCGTCAAACGGCGCAGTGGAACGTCAGACCCTACAGCGTCCAAGATCGTGTTTACATCCAGATTTAAAGTTGCATTGTCCCAGCTGCCGCCTGCCACCTGACCGACGTACTGGTGCATCACCGTTCCCGCTGTCCGATCATCTGGGTCAAGGTTCATCACAAGAACAGTTGCTAACCACCGGTCGGCAACTGCCTCTAAAGCCCATGCCCTGCTGAGTTCGTTGTTGGGAAAAACAAGCGTTGCAGACGTGTTGTCACCTGTTCTGTTAACACTCACGCCAGAGAAGCCAAACGGTAAGAAACTGAAATTAAAGCTGTTATAAGTTGCAGACTCGCCAATATGAAAATTCTGGAACCTGTATACCACTGTTTGCGCTGGATTCGCAAGTTTCAAGTAATTACCAACTGCAAGTGTCGTCACATTCCAATCCTCCTACGGGTTGCGGGTGACTGTTGAAGCCTGCTCAACGTTAGTTGCTGACCACGTTGTGCGCCCTCTGCCGCTGCTTTTTGCATCCCCTGCTGGAACTGCTCTGCTGTTACATAGTCCACATCGTTAATGCGCTCCACCGTGTAACGGACATCAATTGGAACAGCAACAGCAGCTCCGCCGCCTTCGCTTGACGCTCCACCGCCGCCCACTGCTGGGATAACAGAAGAACCGCGAGCACCGCGTGAATACCTGTTCATGCTTTCACGCATTTTGGACTGAGGGATGATGTATTCCGGCTCGCCACCTTCGCCAACTACGGCATTAGTTGGGCCGGTGACATAACCACCTTCTGCCAGCCTGAACGGCGCAGGCGCGATGCCAAAGCTAGTGTTAACTCCTGTTGTATTTGTGCCAAACTGACTGAAATCAGGGCCCCTACTGCCACCAAACGCAAACGCCTTAGCAATGCCAATTGCAATGTACTGAGCAATCATTTGAGCAGCAGCTTGAATCAGCATGTCGCCAATGCTTCTTAAGAAATCAGCAAACGCTTGCTCTGCTGTTTTTGTGCCTTCAGCAACTGCAGATATTGCAGTGAACAAACCGCTTACAACTGTATCTGTAATCGGCTGCACTGCTTCAAGCGCTTGGTTAAACCTAAGCTGAGCTTGCTCGGCTGCAAATATCTGGGGCAGCATTTCTTCGTAGGCAGCCTTTTGACGGTTAAGCTGATTTATTTTTATTTCTGCTACCTTACTTACAGTTTCGTTTTTATCTGTTTCTAAAACTCTCTGTACTTCTAACTGATCGTTAATAGCAGCTAACTCGTTTTCATAGCGTTGAGCTTGCGCTAACGCTTGTGCGTTGCGCTCATCTAAGTCTTGATCGCCTGAAGGCACTGTAATGCGTGCTAACTCTTGTGATAAGCCCCGTTGCAGGCTGTCTACGCTTTGCCTTGCCTGTATGGCTTGAATTTTTTGCGTTATTTCTAAAGCCTGCTTTTGCAGTGAAAGCTGATCTCGCTCAATAGTCCGTTGCAGATCAAGCGTTTCTAGTTTTTCTGCCTCTACTCTGGCATCTTCTGTAGAAATAATAATTTGATTACGCTTAAGTGACGTAATTTTGTCAAAATTTTCTAGTTGAATTTTAATTTGATTTAATTCTGTTTTCCCTAATGTCTCTAATTTTATTTCTAACTCAAACTGTTTGAGCTTTTCAGCACTTATTGCTTTTGCAACGGCAGCCTCTTTGTCGAAGCCAGAGCCCCCGCCCCTCCTTAAGCCAGACGCAATAGCTTTATTTCTTTTGTTTTCTAATGCGGCTAGATCTTTAGTTCTATTATTTGCCAACGCCTGTAATTTTACCTGCCTAATTGCTATACCCAGCCCTTCATCAGCTTTTTCATTAAGCAAATCTTGTATCTTTAATTGGTACGAAAGCTCTATATTTTGTTTTTCTAATGCAAAAACTTTTGAATTTGCGATGTCTCCGCCCAATTCCGCTACTTTTTTTTCGTTCTGGCTAATGTCTAAGTTAATTTCTGCCGCTGATAATTTTTTCTCTTGCAGCTTTATGTCGTCTTGGGTAAGCCCGTTGATACCTTTTACAGCGGCTTCTACATCAAACAAAATTTTTCTATACTCTTCTAAGACTTTTAGCTCTGCTTCTGTAGGAGCTTGAGGGATTAGAGCAGCTATTCCATAGCCCTGCAAACCTGACTTAGGACTTCTGCGTTCTGCTTCTAAATTTTTCAAAGCAGCGTCTAAACCAGCACTTTGCCCTTTAGCTTGCCTTGCAGCATCTATAGTCACCGCACGGCCAATGCCATCTATTGTCGCCTTTAGTATGCCTAAATTGTTTATTAAATCTGCCATGCCTGCTTGCGCTTGGGTAAAGAATTTGCCCAACTCATTAGTTAATTTTTGACTGTCTTC